CACCTCCCCGGGGGCGGGGCTCGGTAGTTCTCTAGGGTAGTTACCCTGAAGAGCTACCAACCTCCCTAGTAACCTGGTTGAACCTGGTTACCGTAACGGGTGGCCTGTCCATAGACAGAGCCTTACGTGATCCTCCGGTAGGAGGAACACGAGTCCCCCCTTGCGCGACGCTATCGCTAGCGTCGCCCCCCTTCCCTTGGGAAGAGGGCCGTATACCTGAGCTTGATGTCGACGGCATCAGGACGTCCATGACGTTCAAGATGATCCACGTCGAGGACTGGCTCATCCTCGAGCAGCGAACTTAACCAGTCGAGAGGCTCCTTACGGAGACTCCTTGACTGATCACGGTGAGCTGCGGACAGGAACACCTTTTGCAGGGCCCACACATCATCCAGATGTGACTCCGGAAGGGTGGTTTCAACCACATACCCTCTGACAAGGAGGGTCTGTAAGTCTGTGTCCCACTTAACCGGCTCGGAGGTATGAAACCTCAGAGGTAGATAAGTGTGACGCCCAAGCGTGGGAGAATCTTGAGAGATGGTCGGGTAAACTTTGATAAGTTTCTCGATCACCCCATCAAGATACCGTGCCGTTCTCCAAAGACCGTGATGGTACATACGGTTTCGGAGAGATACAAGCGACACGGTCTCCATAACGTCACGAGGCCGTGCAGGGAACAACCTTCTAACGCGGACGATACTAACATCTTCGCCAGCGTAGAAGTCCCCGCCACAAGACTCTCTGAACTTCCCAGTCCAGAAAGACTTGTTGATGTTAACTTTAGCACCGAAATGCTCAAGCGCATCAACGACCTCACGCACATATTCCACGGGGACAATGATATCGTCCCCGTAGACGCGCACCCGACCCTTTAGGGATTGTACATCCCATGGGGTCAGACGGCGGTTGCCGGCTCGCTCAATCCCAATCATAGCGCAGGTCAAGAAGACCATAGCTTCGATAGGAAAGGTGAGCGCGGAGCCCATAGAGGCGAACTTCCCCAGACGAACAATCGTCTGTCCTTCGGGAAGATCAACAGCTGCCTTGCGACTGCGACAGGAATCCACCGCGGCGAGTAGCCACGGAAAATCCTTTAGCATAGCTCGGACTAGCTGATTCGACACTCTGTCGCTTGCTTCACTCAGATCGAGTGTAGCAAGGGTTCCATCTCTGGAACCGATTCGAGCCAAGATCTGATTAGGAACTCGGTTTCGAAATCCCAAGAATCCTGAAGGCGGGGAGTCATTCCCGTCGTCAATGATTCGTACCAGACTGGTAGCGATGGCCTGCTGCATGTACTGCATCGCAGTAGGCTCGATTGCAATAAGTCTGGGTGTGTCGAGCGTCTTAGGGACTGCAGTGACCTTGACAGGTCGCTCAGCCCCGGGCTCATGGAAGTGAACACGGTCAACGTCGTAGTACTGTCTCCAGTACGAGACGGATGGAAGGACGTATTCCCCATAGGGAAACACACGCTCCAACCTTGCTGGCCACTCTCGCTGGACGAACTTCTGGTTTCCCCGAAGTCGATCAGCAGTGGCACCAGGTCCGTGTTTGGGCAAAAGCCTGTGCTCGTAGACCATTCGGTCCATGTCGCACAGAGTGCTCGTCCAAAGCAATCTTGACATGCGAGTAAACTCGTCGTAATCATCGACGGTCCGTTCGCGATCATGATGCTTCACCTCCAAATCTGTCTCGATGAATTTCCTCAGAGCCTTCACTTCCCTTTCGGGGGTCGTGGGGATGAGGATCTTGCCGAAAAGGAGCGTAAGCTGCCTAACGGCGAACACTGACTCAAGGTCAGGCTCATCGAGCAACCGTCCGCTAGTAGGACAAAACACGCGACTTAGGAAACCCGACAAGAATGCCGGGAGACCCCCCTTCCACTTAAAACCTTGGAAGAGGGAGGAGTCTATCCACCCACGGTCAAGAGCCTTGTGAAGGTCTTTACCGAAGGTGGGGAGGGTTATCGTAAGGAATGATAACCCTTCGTGCTTTGTCCGACTCGTGATCGTTTCATAATCACGAGCGGTGCTAGTGCAACATCTACTAGCCAGTTCATCGGCTAGTACCTGCCAGAGAAGCAAGAGGTCTCTCACCTCTTTTGGGCTTTTCATCGTGGCCTCCTAACGGGGGTTCGCGATCCGGCCCATTGCTTCGCCTTTTGGTTCTTGTTCGACCGTATGTGACTGATCCGGGGTCAGGACTCCTGACCGAGGACCTTCGTCACATTGGCCCCCGAAGATGCAGTCAGCCACGCCGTCAAGGCGTCGACGATCTGCTTCTGCTCCGTGACCGTCAGACCACGAAGAGGCGTGTCCACGACGACGTAAGTCGACATCGTGAACTCCGCGTTCTCCGCAGTGATCGGGTCAGCAGCAATCTTCGAGTAATCGATGCGGACAGTCCGCCGAGCGCGCTTGCCAATGGCATGCGAGATCGACAGCTTAACAGTCCCGTCTGAGTTCTGGAACTGGCCGTTGTTCAGGCCAGAACCTACTCGAGGCAGGGTGTTTGCGACCGCATTGATAGTGACGGTCTGGGGATCGGCGAAAGCCATGGGAACTACTCCTGACAGTTAATGGTACTAGGTAGATCTTACCTAGATACCGGTCGGGGGATAGAGCTCTCTTGTATAAAGAGAGATACCCACTGGAGATAACACTGGTTTGTCAGAGCTCCATTTACTGATGAATCACCTGTACGAAACAGGCCAGATGTGAATCGAGAGATTCACAACGTGGTGGGACCTCTAGAGATTCCTAGAGCACCCAGGATGGCCCATTGACGAGGATCGAAATCCTCGCCAGTAAGGCCGAATCCGTAGGGCGATGCCGGTTGACGAATCTTGTACGACTTAGTACTTGTCGTCACCGGGTCAACGCGAATGCGTTGTGCAGCGCTAGCACCCCAGAAGGGTGAGCAAAGCACATTCGTTAACGCATAGGTACTGGACCAATCAGATTGTTCCATTATGTACCCATACTTCATCGCCAAGCCGTCACGGCTGAATCGCGAAACGTTGGACATGACATCTCCAGCGTTCGCAACCCAGTCCGCCATCCATGACCATGGAGTCAGGTTCCAAACGACTTCGGGCGTTAAATCCAACCCATAAAGAATGCGGGCCTTTTGAGCCGCACTCCTCATTCGACCACCAACGGATGTTGGTTGTTCGAAATGGTAGGTAAACGCACCAGAGAACCACCTTCTTTGTGAGAAGGTAGTATCTCGTCGCCAGGAATCTGCATTCCAGATCATGCCAGATGGTGTGTAGCTTTGGACAGGATGTCCTACGCTACCACCAGAGCTGGTGGACGACTGAGTAACAGATGGGAAGGCAAACTTCCGCCTAACGTATCGCCCGCTGTCCCTCTCCAGCTGATCAAGGATCTCTTGCGAGTCCATGATCGCCTTCGAGACGGATTTTAGGTCAGATACAATGGGTTTCCACCCAAACTGATAGTTCAGGTATTCCCCGCCTATATCTCTATAGTCGCGGAACCTGTTCTTCAGAAGGGTAGACCCGACTGCTGCTGGCACTCCCTCACGGAAGAGCTCAGCAAGCATGACGGAAACGTTTGCTGCGGGAGCAGTTGGTATGGCTCGAGAGATGGCCGTGGCGCCGGCAGCGTTGAGTTGAGACTCAGTGCTACTGTTGCCAAGACTACCAATTGAGTAACCACCTGCAGGGACAGGGCCAGTATACCGCGTGTAATTCGCAGTAGACGTAGCCCAGTAGAGGTTGACCTCTTTGGTCGACATCTGACAGTCCCTTTTCTCGGCGACGAAGACGCCGCCGATATCCCTTCCGCGGTCGGCCCCCGAGGGGGGCCAGTCGTGTACCCCATCATGCGTCTCCTCGTAGAACGAGGCGCTGTACTGGATGTTTTGAACGTTCGGGTTTGGGTTTGTCACCCACTTCTTCCCGTCCCAGATCATAACTGCTGAGGTCTTCACCCCACGCAGACTACGATCTGATGTCCTAGTACGGCTACGCATCGTTACTCCTATGGATGTGGAAGGGGGGACCAGCGTGCCTGTGAATTCACGCAGGCCCCCCCCAGCTCCTCCACGTTCCCACTTACGCGGGAATGGCTACCATTACGCTTCTACCATAGAAGCCCCCTCTAATCTCACGAAAAGAGGCATCTGCTCATCCAGAGTATGAATAAGACAAGATGGATAGTCGGAACTCGCTAAGAGTTGTGGATAGGAACCAGGCTGACAGGATCTACAAGAGATCTGAGTCAAGTACTCAGTGATCTGCACTAAGCACCAGGGGGCCCTCACGGGCCC